AAAAAGAAATGTAACTAAAGTATTAAATGTTCTTGTTGAAAACGGATTGATTATCAAAGAAGAAAAAGAGAAAAATGGTGTTAAATTTTGCAGTTACAAAGTAGTGTCACAAAGTTCACCAGGGGTGAAAAAAGTTCACGGGGGTGGTGAAAAAAGTTCACCCAATAATATAGAATATAATACTAGTAATATATATAGTGCAAAATTTGATAAAAATGATGCATTTAAAAGATTCTGGAGTGTATATCCCAGACATACGAACAAGAAAAAAGCATTTGATGTTTTTGTTAAAAAATGTACCGATGAAACTGTACTGCAAAAGATGTTAAGCGCAGTTGTTGATTATAAAGAGACAGAACAGTGGCAGAATGAAAGATTTATCCCTCACGCTTCCACATGGCTTAACGGCGAAAGATGGGAAGATGAAATCAGTACAGTTTCTAAAAACAATACAAATGATGATAATGAATGGATGAGCGGATATGAATAATTATCAGGATGATCTAATCGGTATGTTTCTTGTTAAACCGCAGCTTCTGGATTTAACTATTCTAAAACCGTCATATTTCGATAAGAAGCATCGCGATATATTTACTGCTATAAAAAAGTCGTATAAGGAAAATAAAACTATTATTTTAGAGGATATCCTAGCAGTAAAGGGAATTGATGTTGATCTTGTTATTGCCTGTTCTACAAGTACCGCAACAACTGCTCTATTTGAACAGTATCAGGATTACGCGATTAAGGAGTATAAAAAGAAAGCCTTATTGGCAACTGCTAAAAAGCTCCAGAATGAAGAAATTACAATTGATGAATTTTACAAGGATACAAACAATTTTGCATCTTTAGGGTCTTATTCATCGACGAGGCTTACTAAAGAACTGTTAAAAGGTTCTATCACTAAACACAAGAATAATATCAAATTTACTAGATTTACAATTTTGGAAAAGAAACTAAATCTAAAAGAGAATGATTTTGTTATACTTGCCGGTGCTACCGGTGTAGGTAAATCAGGTATAGCTATAAATCTATTAGATGATCTGTCTCACAATTATCCTTGTGTATATTTCAATTTCGAAATGGTAGAAGAGGAGCTGTATCAAAGGCTTATTTCAATTAATTCAAAATTAAATCAAAAAATGTTAGAGAGTTATGAAACATTGCCACAAAAAAATATGAGCGTTGTTAATGATGCAATTGATGATATTTCAAAAAGACATATTGATATTATCAATCATTCATCAACATTGGATAAATTAAGATCGTTTATTATGAGCTACAAAAGCGATAAGCATTTTATAGTGTTTGTGGACCATGTAGGGCTTATTGGTGTACGTGCTAAAAACAGTTATGAAAAAATGACAGAAGTAGCCAAGGAGCTAAGAAAAATGAGTTTGGATAACAACTGTACGATTATTGGACTTTGTCAATTAAACAGAGAAGCAACTAAAAATGCAAAACAGCCTAATTTATCAATGTTAAGAGATTCGGGTGAGCTTGAACAAAGTGCAAGCAAGGTTATATTTGTCTGGAGGAACGAAAAAGACTGCGCAGAAGATTATTATCTGGTAATCGAGAAAAACAGAAGCGGTCCTAAATCAATCATTCCAATAGGCTACAATAAAGAAAATCAAATTGCTTATGAATTAAGCAATAAGAGAGATTTAAGGACATAGGAGGATTTAGAAATTTAACAAAAACTATTTTAATAAAAAAATCTCTCTAATCGCTTATGTAGCAAGGGATTAGAGAGAAAATATAAATGCAATATAACATCTTGGATATATTGCGCGTTTAAAGGAGTAAAAAATGAAGATAAATAGAACGGATGATTTAGGTATAAGTAATGAACTGTTAGCGGATTATATTAAACGATATGAGGCAGCTGTGAATCATGTGTTTAAGGATTACCCTAAACAGCCATCAATTTACAGTCATGAACGACAGGAGTACAGTGGATTGGATATAAATACATATATCTATATTGCAGATAATTATGAAACATTAAAGGAGAGGCTTAATGGAAGAAAATGAAGTAACCAAGGAAGATAGAAAACAGTTTATCAGAGATGTAACATCATGCGGTTATTACAATCGTAAAATCATATCTCTGACTAATCAGTTGGAAGCTATACACGTACAGCTTGTAGGTGTTAAATCAATAGCACCAAAAGAATATCACATTGAAAATAAAATACCGTTCAGTATGCAGGGAATAAATTCGTTGCTAATTGATGAAGAAAACCTAATATTAGAGCGTGATAAATACATTCGTAAGATATATGATGTAAGAGTATTGTTTGATCAAATTCCTTTAGAGGTGCAGACCATGATGATGGAAATATACTGCATTGGTTTAAATCACACAAAAACAGCAAAGAATCACAAAATGGACAGAAGTACTATGTATCGTAATATTAATAAAGAAATTAATAAAATTTTGAAAAAAAAGTAAAGTTGCAACAATGTTCACGAAAAAATGTGTTATTATGATATTGTGGAGTTTTTGAAAGAACACCACAACAACAGTTAATCAACACTTTACTGGAAGAAATCCATTTATATGGGTTTCTTTTATTTTAAACTGTCAGTTATGCAGCAAAATACCTCGCTTTCATTTTTTATGCATAGGTGGCAGTTTAAAATAATCTGCAAAGGAGAAACGTATGTTTGACTATTATGGTGGAAAATGGAAAAAGAAACGAAACAGCATTTTGAGAAAAGATAAATACAAATGTCAGATAGCTAAATGGTTCGGTCGTAGTGAGGAAGCCAATACAGTGCATCATATATATCCTGCGAAGGATTATCCTGAATATGCATGGTGTGACTGGAATCTGATTAGTGTAAGCAATAAATCACATAATAAATTGGAAAACCGTAAGACTGGTGAGTTGACACCTTTAGGAAAATGGCTGATGCAGAAAACTGTACCAGGAGTTGAATGGAGGAAAAATAATGGAAGTTAATGACAGTGAGATACACGATGAACTACGTAACATCTATAAACAGATAGATTCATTAGATAATACACTTACAAACATTTTGAATATTATGAAATTAAATTTAGCATTCAATTGCGGATTGATTAGTATCAGTGATATCGCTAAACAGCTGGGTATTGATAAAGATAAGATTGATAAAGAAAGGCTGGGGATTTAATGTGAAATACAATAAAAAAATATTAAAATCTGAAAATAAAACCAAAGAAAAATTGCAATCCCCCCACCTGTAAAACGTTAAATATCGTTAAATTTCTACTGGGGTGGGTAGCTTTTTCCAACTCTGAGAACATTTTGTGAAAGGGGGTGATGGCAATTCACAAGCAGACAAGAACAAAAAAAATCAACGGTTTTATTAAGGATACAACAAATAAAATGAAAGATTTAGGAACTTATAAAATTGAATTTGATACGACGATCAGAAGATATGCAGAAATGCAGCTTCAGTATGAGATTTTAAATGAAAAATGGATTGAAAGTGGGTGTGCTGTCACCGAACCGTATACAAATAAAAATGGTGCAACCAATCAAAGAAAGACCGCAATTTATCTTTCGATCGAATCATTAAGAAAAGAACTTCTGGAACTTGAGAATATTTTTGGACTTACTCCAAAAGGTTTGAAAATGATTAAAAATAAAGGACTTGAGCAAAATAAAAAAAGTGCTCTAGACAGGATCTTTGATCAGGATGTATAAGGGAAAATATTTTGATGAAGTTCTTGAATATGCTGAGGGATGTATAACTGGAAAGATAAGAGCAAATAAATATCGAAAAAAAGCATGTCAAAGATTCATGGATGATTTAAAAAATGACAAATGGGATTTTAATCCAAAAGATGCAGATTTTGTTATCAATATTATCGAAAAAACTATCTGTCATCAGCAGGGTGAAAAAAGAGACGGAACGCCGCTAAGAGGTACTCCGTTTTTTTTAATGACATTTCATAAATTTATTATATATAACCTTCTTGGATTCAAGGAAAAGGGAACGATCATAAACAGATTTAAAGAAGCGCTTATTTTTATTCCGCGTAAAAATGTTAAGACATCTTTTGCAGGAGCACTTTCTTATGCACTTGGTCTTTTATACAGAAACAGCGGATCAAAGATATATGTTGTAGCAGCTGCATTAAAGCAGACATTAGAAACTTTTGGTTTTTTAAAGTACAACATTCGTAACATGGGTGAGCATGATGAAGACGGCGGACATTTTCATATCATTGACAATAACAATGAACATTCGATTAAGGCTGAAATCGGTGGTGGTTTCTTTGAATTAAATGCTTTGGCAGCCAACCCCGACAGTCAGGACTCGTTTAATGGGAACTTTGCTATATGTGATGAAATCCATGCTTTTAAAAAGCCGAAACAGTACAATCTTTTTAAAGAAATGATGAAAGCATACACCAATAAATTATTAATTGGTATTTCAACTGCGGGCGATGATCCCAATTCTTTTTTAGCAAACAGAGTCAGATACTGCAAAAGAATTCTTGATAAGGAAGTAACTGATGATCAGTATTTTGTTTTCATCTGTGAAGCGGATATGACCGTTGACAAGGACGGCAATAAAATACTTGATTATACTAATCCCGAAGTTCATGAAATGGCAAATCCTGCATACGGGGAGTCAATAAGACCTGAAGAATTAATGAACGATGCTATGCAGGCAATGAATGATCCGCAGCAGCGGAAGGATTTTTTTGCTAAATCGTTAAATGTTTTCACAAATCAGATCGATACTTATTTTGATATGAATGTTGTTGAGGCAAGTGATCTTAAATACAGCTGGACTCTTGAGGAACTGGCAAAACTACCAGTCAACTGGTACGGCGGTGCCGATTTATCAAAACTTCACGATTTGACAGGAGTCTGTTTATACGGTCGCTACCGCGATGTTGATATATGTATCACACATGCCTTTATCCCGATTGCAGTTGCACATCTCAAAGCCGATGAAGACAATATCCCGTTTTTCTGGTGGGAAGAGGAAGGATGGCTGACAACCTGTAACAGTGATGTGATCGAATATGAGGATGTTGTGAAATGGTTTATCGAAATGAAAGAAATGGGTTTTAAGATAAAATGGGTGGGATATGACAGAAGATATTCGAGAGAGTTTATCTTAAAAATGAAAAAAGCCGGGTTCAAAATAAGAGATCAGCTGCAAAGATATGTTGAAAAAACAGAAGCGTTTAGAGAAATTGAAAAGAAATACACCTTAAAGAAATTTTATTATCTGCATAACAAGGCGTATGAATACTGTGTCAGCAATGTAAAAGCAATTGAAGACAGTGATGAATTTGTGAGATTCCAGAAAGTAATGCCTACTCAGAGAATTGATTTATTTGATGCAAGTGTAATTGCCTGCAAACAGCTTCTTATCGCAGGTGAAAAATCATCGAATGCAAGCATGTATCTTGATTAAAAGGAGGAATATATGGCAAAGAAAAAAAAGAAAAGCAGAAGCAGCGTCCCAAAAGAATCTGGAAGCCGGTCAATAGGATTCAGTATAGACAACTGGGACGTACTTATAAGCAGCGGATATACACCGCTTTCCCAGAATCCCGAAATAATTAGCGCTGTAAACAAGACAGCCAACCTGATTGCAGGCATGACTATTCATCTGATGGAAAATACTGAAAACGGCGATCAGCGGCTGATCAACGAATTATCAAGAAAGATAGATATAAATCCCAATCCGTATATGACAAGAGCAACTTTCATCAGTGCGCTTGTCAGGATTCTGCTGCTTGAAGGAGACGGGAATGCAGTTATTTATCCGGAAACAAGAAACGGACTGATAGACGGGCTGTATATACTGCCTCCCGGACAGGTTTCATTTATTCCGGATGGATTTGGATATTACATGATGTATAACGGAGTAAAGTATACATGTGATGAACTGGTACATATTCCTATCAATCCGGACCCGGTATTTCCATGGAAAGGTACAGGATACCGCAAAACACTGCGACAGGTTGCTGATACTTTAAAACAGGCTTCAGCAACAAAAAAAGGATTCATGGAGTCCAAATGGAAACCGTCGATTATCGTTAAGGCAGACGGAATGACAGAAGAATTTTCAACAAAAGAAGGAAGAACAAAGCTCCTTAATAAATATATCGAGTCAAGCGATGCAGGTCAGCCCTGGATCATTCCGGCAGACCAGTTCGATGTGGTGACCGTAAAACCGCTGTCTTTAAATGATCTTGCAATTAGGGACAGTGTTGAACTTGATAAAAAAACTGTAGCCGGTATTCTGGATATTCCGGCTTTTGTTTTGGGAATAGGCAGTTTTAACGAAAAGGAATGGAATAACTGGATCAATACACGGATTAAAAACATATGCAACGTTATTGAACAGGCGCTGACAAAAGTAATTTTGATTAGTCCAAATCTGTATTTTAGATTTAATCACCGTTCTCTTTTTGCGTATGATATTGAGACACTTTCCAATGTTGGATGTAATTTATTCAGCCGTGGTATTCTTTCCAGAAATGAGGTTAGAGACTCGATCGGATATTCGCCTAGAGAAGGTCTTGATGAGCTTATTATACTGGAAAACTATATTCCATCAGGGATGATCGGTGACCAGAAAAAATTAAATGGAGGTGGTGAACAGAATGAATGATGCTAAAAAGACAAGATATCGAAGTCTTGGAAAAGATGCAAAATTTAAGACGAGAACCGAGGATGACAGACTTTATATAAGCGGTTATTTCTCGGTTTTTGATTCAGTTTATGAATTGTGGCCCGGTGCAACTGAAAGTATAGATGCACATGCATTTGACGGTCAGCTGAGCGGAGATATCAGGTGTCTAATCGATCATGATACAAGACTGGTATTAGGACGTAATAAAGCCGAAACGCTGAGCTTGAAAATTGATTCAAGAGGACTGTGGGGAGAAGTTGAGATCAATCCAAACGATCAGGATGCAATGAATCTATACGAGCGTGTCAAGCGCGGTGATGTTGATCAGTGTTCATTTGGTTTCGATATTGAAAACGAGGAATTTACTGATAACGGTGACGGTACTGTACACTGGACAATCAAGTCGGTGAAACTGTATGAAGTTTCAATAGTTACATTTCCGGCTTATGAAGAAACCAGTGTGAGTGCAAGGAAAAACGATCTTGCTCAAATCAGCAAAAGAAAAATAGAAACTTTAAAGCAAAATCTAAGAAAGAAACTGAAAGGAGAAAAGTAATGGCATTAAAAGTACTGATGTTAAGAAAGAAAAAAGACGGATTAGCAAAACAACTGGAAGATTTAAGAAACGGCAGTGATTTTGAAACCCGTGAAAAAGAACTGGAAACTGCTATTGAGGAATTAAACCCTGAATCTTCAGAAGAGGAGCAAAAAGCAGTACAGGATGAAGTTGATAAACTGGAAACTGAAAAACAGGAACATCAAGAAAAAATTGAAGGTTTGGAAAAGGAAATCAAGGATATTGAAGATGAAATAAAAGAGATTGAGGAAAAACAGCCTAAACCAATTCCACAGCCTAACCCCGACAAGAACAATGAAGAAAGAAAGGAAAATAATTTAATGGATACAAGAGATAAATTTTTTGGATTAAATATTCACGAAAGAGATGCTTTATTTGCTCGTGAGGATGTTAAAAAATTCTTAGGAGACATCAGATCACTGTTCAGTCAAAAACGTGCAGTTGGAAATACAGAATTAATCATCCCTCAAAACTTCTTACCTATGGTTAAGCAGGTCGTAGAGACAAATTCAAAACTGCAGAAATATACTGATTTCCAACCTTTGACCGGTACAGGACGTATGGTAATCATGGGGTCTTATCCTGAAGCAGTATGGACTGAACAATGCGGAAAGATCAATGAATTATCATTAGGATT